CAAACGCCTTCGGGCAGCCGATCCCCCAGTGGCGTTCGAACGCGACCAGGACCGCTGGGCCGGCGGTCACGGTGCGTTCGGTGCCGTCGTGGACAATCTTGAGCCGCATGCATAGTTGAGCCATCAGATCCCCCCCTCACCCTCAGCTGACGGTGCGTGTGATTGCGCCGGTTACGGGCCAACTCGTGCTGAACGAGGAGAGCGAACCCACCTCGGCCGCGATGGGCGTGTAGTCCGTGACCAGCACGGAGCCTTCGTACTTCGGGTTCGTGGCCGACACCGCGTCAGCGGTGGGCGTCAGCGCGAACGTCACGACAGTCCCGACCAGAGACGTCAAAGTCGCGTCGACTTCGGAGCTGGCATAGTCCTGTTGCCAGGTGATGTTGAGCTGGCCAGAGGTGAGGCCCGACACGAAGGACCGAGCGGCATCGCCGAAGGCGCTGGTGTCGACCTCATCCGCGGATTCGGACAGGGTCGCCGAGGTGACGTGATCGCTGAGGGTGACGGAGTTGATGACCACGATTTGTGCGGCCCCTCCAATGAGCTTGGCCATGGTCAGGCCTCCTTGTTGTTGCCGGAGACGGCCAGGTGGCCGCCGTCGATGAGTTGTTTGTGCTGCTCGGCCGAAAGGTCGGCTGAGAATGTGGTGCCGGGTTCGTGGCCGAACACGGCATGGGTGCCGACGACCTCGTACTCGACTTTCTTCGTCTTCTTGCTCACGCGAAAACCTCCACCGTGAAGTCGGTCCCCAGGTACTCGACGTCCGAAATGGACACCACGCCATAGCTGGTGCAGTTGGTCACCTGGAGGGTCTGGGATTCCCCTCCGAGTGTCTTGTCGGCCTCGATCAGCGCCCGCACGCCGGCCGCACCCGAGATGAGGCCGTCGAGGAGCGTTTGTTGCGCCGTGTCGTCGAAGCGTTGCGCGACGCATGTCACGGTGAACACGAACCGCTCCATGCCGTTTCCGAATGCCCCGTGGTACTCGGCGACAGGCGACCCGGGAGTGACCAGGGCCGCAGGAGGGCTGACGGTGTCAGGGACCGTCGACGCGACCTGGATGAACGTCGACGAGGCCGACAGGGCGGTCCCGAGGGCGGCCCTAATCGCCGCATAGTCGGCCACCGTCAAGCAACCGCAGGGAGGCGGTAGTCGGACAGCATCTGGGTCACGTCCTGGTCGTAGCGCGAGATCCGCACCGGCCCGAAGTCACCGACGCCGATGACTCCCAGCGGTGATGCCTTCCTCGAGTAATAACGGGCCGAGAGCATCAGTGCCACTTGTTTGATCGCCGACGGAACCGCCGGCCATCCCCATCGGGCGGTCACCTCGAGCGACGCGAGGCCGTCGCCGTAGACCGGGAACGTGTAAGACCCGACGGCCCGCAGGTTCCACACGGGCCTCGAGTCGGCGATGTTGTTGAGCGGTTCCACCTGGTAGTCGGTCGACGCCCAGGTGGTGTCGAACGTGCCGTCCCCGGACGTGTCCGTTTTGATCACCAGGCCGGTCAGGGTCGAGATGTCGTCGGTGACCGCGTAGTACGGCTGCGCCCGGAAGGTCTTCGCGGACGTCGACCCGTCCTGGGTGAACGATCGCCCACACAGGTCGTCTATGAGCTCCTCGGTGCTGTCGATCGCCAGATTCAGGAACGTATCGTCGCCCGAGCCGGTGATACCCAGGGCGTCCTTCAGGGTCGAGAGTGCGACGTAGTTCCCCACCTAGGCCTTCTTCGCCGCCTTCTTGACGGGCTTCTTCTTCGCCGGTGCCTGGACGGCTTCCGGCTTCTTGATCCTCGAGGCGGCCTGCTTTTCCCACAGTGTCGACATCGTGTTTCCTCCTTGTTGGCGCTGACCTCCCCGACCGGCGGTGGTGCCGATCGGGGAAGCCAGACGACGTCCTTCGGGGGGTCCTAAGGACGAGCGGTGGCCTAGAAGCTCGGCGAAACCAGTCCGGTCCCGTAGACGGTGGAGATTGCTGCCGGGTAGCGGCCTCCGACGAATCCGACGTACGAATACACGACCAGCTTGACGGTCAGGCTCCCGCCTGTCGTCTGGTCCATGCGGATCTGAGCCGGTGCACCGTCGCCGTCCTCGAACAGCAGCATGTCGGCGCGGCGGACGACGTAGACGATGTCCTCGTCCGATCCTGCGCCGGCTGTGGTGGTGATGTTCGCGTCCGTGACGACCGGGATGCCGGCGACCTGGAGGCCGAACGATCCGTAGCCGGCTGTCGGGCCGACGCCCATCGTGTTGGAAGGCACGTTCGCCTGCGGCAACACGAGAGGCCGATTCGAGGAATCGACGGCCGCTGCCAGCCAGGCTGCTCGACGTGGATGCATGACCACCAGATCAGCTCCCGCATATCGGTTGCTGCTGATGCGCTGGATGGCGTCGATGAGCTTCGGGTAGAACTCGGCGACCGTCGGCGAGCCGTCGGTGTAGGCCACCTGGGCGATGCCGGAGATGTTGCCGATGCCGAGCAACTGCCCGGAACTGCCCGTCCCGGAGAGGAGCTGGGTGTCCTTGACGGTCGCATGAGCGGCCGCGAGGTCAGCCATGATCAGCGCGTCGATGCCGTCGCCGCGTTCGATGGCCTGGCGGGACACGTCCTGCTGGCCGGCGATGGTGCGGATGTCCGACGTGAGCAGCGTGTCGTCCATGTCCGTTTCGCTGACAGCGGAGTTTTCCGATGTCTGAACGGCGGCCGACGACCCTGTCGTGACGCGTGAAATATTCAGCGTCATGCCTCCCTGTGGAAGCGGCAGCCGGGTGCACAGGTTCGCAAACGGCTGACCGGCGCGAGCCAGGTCAGCAGCCAGGTCGACGAGGTACTGAGGCACGACAAGGCCGGCGAATGCGCCGGTCCCCACGTCTCGGTGCTCGACGTCCATCTCGACGGTGTGCCGGCCGATTCTGGCGCTTGCGCCGGGATCGTGACGGTACTGCATGTGGAACAGGTCCTGGAAGAACGACCGGCCCGAGTGCTCGTCGTAGGTGAGCGGCTCGTCGCCGACGCGGACCAGGGTCGCCTTCTCGGCTTCCTCGGGTGTCGCTGTGATCTCGGCGCGCAGCTGGGCCGCGGCGGAGTTGGAGAGCTCGATGTCTCGCAGCTCGGTGCATCGCTGGTCGAGCCTCTCGGCGTCCTCGCGGAGCTCCTTGAGGTTTTCGTCCTCGATGTCTGTCAGGTCACGCTCGTCGAGGGCGGCCTGGTCGCAGATGGCCGTCATGGCCTCCGCAGTGTCGGCGCGCTTGGCGACAAGCCTCTTGAGTAAGTCCATGCGTTCACTCCTGGTTCGTGCGGGTTCGTGGCTTCCTGGGTGCTCCACGGGTGCCGGCACGACCGGCGGCGCAAGGAACGGCGCAGGCCTTCAGTGTGGCAGACGGGTGCGACAGTCGGCGGCATGCCGTGTCTAGATACTTGACAGGCGCAGACGGGCGTCTACAATGTTGACATCGAAAGGGCCCCTACAGAAGGAACACGAACCATGGACCACAAGCTGATCAGAGTGACCGCAGTGATCGCAGTGCCCGACTATGGAGGCAAGTGTGCGCCGCTGTGCGCCCAGGACTTCATTTCGACCGACGCCGACGCCTACGTCCTCGACTGGAACGAAACCGAGCTGACGGTCGTCGAAGAAACACCGGAGAGCTGACTGATGAGCGACTCAGTTTGTATCGCCGTAGCCGTTGTGGTGATGGCCGCCGCGTTCGTCGTGTTCTGTGCCCTCTTGCCGACGGTGACGCTGTGAGCGACACGACGAGCAGCAAGGAAACCGCCAGGTATTACTCGGCGGCGATCTACACACACCTCACCCAGGTCCTCGACCCGGTGGATGCCCTCGAGAATGCCGTCGAAATTGCCGAGTTTGCCGAGCTGCAACTCGTGGCGACAATCCGCGAGGCTCACGCCGACGGTTTGAGCCTTCGGGCGATAGCGGCCGTGACCGGCGACTCGCCCGAAACGGTACGCAAGATCGTTCGCGCTGGTTAGCGCACCGGGGCCGCTTCGACGGCTTCGGACAGGACGCCGCCGTCGGTCGCGTACAGGCGTGACCTCCACAGCGACAGACGCGGGGCCTGCTTTTCGTCGTCGGGGTCGTATTCGCTGCGGATGGCGAGCACCTTCGCGGCGTCGTAGGCGGGCACCTCGGAGATGAGGCCCACGTGGTGCAGCTTGACCTCGAGGCGTTCGACCAGGGGCCGGCCGTCGTCTGTCGTGGATCGCTTCTCACGCACCGGGACGAAACCGACGCTGAACGAGTGCATGACGCCGTCGCGGGCGAGCATCAGTGCTTCTTCGCCGCGTTGCGTGCGGGAGATGAGGAACTCCGCGTACAGGCCGTCGGATGTTTCCTCGAGGCGTGTCGCTCGCCCGAGCGGCATCGCGTCGCGGCGGTGCCCCTCGAGCAGCGGCACCTTGTCCGAACGCTCTGCGACACTCTTGGCGAAGGCCCCGGGGCGGAACGTCTCGCAGTAGTCGCCGGCGTCGAACGTCGAGCCGAACGGGGCGGCGATGCCGCACACGCGGCGGCCCTCGGCGGACTCGCGGACGTCGATGCTGTCGGCGACGAGTTCGCGGACGATCACGTCTGTATTGGTGTGGGTCATGTCAGGCCCTCCTCGGCTCTGATCTCGTCTACCGTTTTGAATCCGGCATTGACGGCAATTTCCGCAGCTTGCATGCGGGTCAGTAGGTCGGGTTGCAGGTAGTCGCCGAGGCTGATCGACGCCGCCTGGCCTCTCGGCAGGGCCATGGAAAGTGCCTGCTCGAGGCGGACGATGTGCGGCCGCAACCCGAAGCGGACGAACGCGCGTGCGTCCTCGGTTGTCGTCGAATAGGTCATCGAATCCTCACTAGGTGCGCCGGCGAGGTGGGCGGGGACTCCGAACATTGCGGCGATCTGAGTGGCGGACCATTTGCGGGCCGACAGGAGCTCGAGGTCGGAATTGGAGAGCTGGATGGCGTGGTACTTGAGGCCGCCGGACAGCACCGCCGGTGTCCGGTCGCGTCCCCCGTGTGAGTTGATCCATGCGTGCTTGAGCTGCGTGGCGGCCTCCGGGGTGATGTCCGCGTCTGTGGATATGACACCCGATGGGATCGACCCCTCCGAGAAGATCCGTTCGGTGTAGTCGTGCTCGGCGATCGCCAGGCCGAGCGCGTGCCGGTGCATGTCCAGGATCCCGGAGCCGACGACGTGCCCGGGTCGCACGAAGCCGCGCAGGTGCAGGATTTCTTGCGCTGCGTAGGACTCCTGGCCGATCGAGTAGCTGATTGCGCCGGATCCGGCGGCGACCCGCACCTGGACGGCGTCGGGGCTCAGGACCGCCATTTGCCGGGGATGGCCGAACCGGTCGAGGTCGCCGAGCAGCGCGTAGCCGTTGCCTCGCATCAGCGCGGACGTGATCAGCGCCGAGAACGTGTCTATGCGCGACTCGGACACGTTGGGATGCTCGACGATCTGCGGGGTGGGTCGCACGCGTTCGCCGTCGCGGTAGACGTGGATCGACAGCGACCCGATCGTGGACGCGATGAGGTCCACGCACCGGTACAGGGTTACGAGGCCCAGGGAGGCGTCGTCGGTTACCTGGATGCCGGCCAGGTTCTGGTTCCAGATCGGAGGGGCCCACGGCGGAAACGGGTCCGGGGCTCGAGTCTCTACGGTTGTGCGGCGGCGGAATAGTGCCATGTCAGTGGATCCTCGGTATCGGTTCGGGTTCGGGTATCGGGATTTCGTTGGCCGCGTCGAGGGCCATGACCGCGCAGACGGCCGCGTCGATCTTGCGGGCGGACCCGGTGTGGTCCTTGACGATGCGGGCCCCCAGGCGGTCGATCTTGAGGCGACAGTTTTCGATGTGGCGACGCAACGCGGGCGCGTTGGCGTTTTCGACGATCTTGAGATTGCCGTCGAGGAGCTGATCGGCGAAGCGTTTCGTGGCCGGCACCATGCGGCGCGCCGACTGGGGGAACTCGACGACGGGGAGGCCCTCGTCGCCCAGGGCGAGCATCTGCGGCCCGAGCAGGTATTTGTCGTACATGATGGCGCGCGGTAGGAGCCGCTCCGCGTGCGCCTGCAGGGCGGCGAGCAGCTCCGGGATGTTGATCCGCCATCCGTCGGCGGCGTCGATCGGTTTCTCCTGGATCTCGAGGAGTTCTATTCGGCCGTCGGCGGTCGAGGCGGCGATCGCCGACGCATCCGCGGACCATGAGCCGTCGATGGCGAGCACCGGGGCGTCGTCGAGGGTCAGCGGTTCGGCTTCGCCGATGAGGTCGAACTGGTGAGGCTCGATCCACACGTCACGGTTCGACACCCAGGCCGCCAGGTGCAGGCGTTTGAACTCGGCGGTGGGTAACTGCTTGAGCTGCGACGTGAGGTAATCGGCGGTTATCCAGTCGCCGAACGCGGGATGGGCCTCCCAGGTCGCCTGGTCGGCCGGGTCGGCGTCGGGGGCCGGCGGATGCCACCAGGACCACCAGGTCGGGTCGTCGACCTCGCCGGCCTTGCACCGTCGGTCGTATTCGGTCAGGTTCCACAACGGGTTTCGGTCGCCGGCCCCGGCTGTCGTGATGTGTACGACAAGCGACTGGCGTCGAGCACCGGAACCGGACAGCAGCGCCTCGTACAGGTCGGCCGTCGGATGGCACCACGTCTCGTCTACGACGCTGACCACTGGGGACAAGCCGTGGGCCAGATGTCCGTCCGAGCTAAGGACGCGACAGACGGCCCCGGTGGCGGGAACCTCTATGGCGTCCTTGTAGACGATCGCGGCGGCCGATAGTTCCCGGTCGGCTTCGATCGTTTGGCGGATGTTGCCGAACACGACCCGCGCCTGGTCCTTCGACCCGGCGACGCAGTACACCTCGCAGCCTGGTTCGCCCGACGCGAACAGCGTCCAGGTAGCCACGCCGGCCAACAGCAGGCTTTTGCCGGCCTTGCGGGGAAGGATGACCATCCCGTGGCGGTGCTTCCACCGGCCGGCGTCGTCGAGTTCGAACAGTCCCTCGAGGATCTCATGCTGCCAGGGGCGCAGGTCGACGAGGTTCCCGGCGAGTTCGCCGCGTGTATGGCGCACGAACTCCTCGATGAAGTCGCCGACCTCGACGCCGAGCGTCGTGACGGTGTCAGCCGGCACGGCGGTCGGTGAACCGCGACAGCCTCGACTCCGTCTCGGCCGCCTGGGCGACGACGAGGCCGAGGCGCGCACGGGCGGTCGGTGTGAAGCCCAGCTGCGACAGTGTCGACAGGTAGGCCGACTCGGCCTTCTGGATCGCGTACAGGAACTGGAGGCGCAGCTCGGGGCGTCTGATCGCAGACGCCTGACGGCGCAACGCCGCGACCTGGTCGGCCTGTTCGCACGCGAGCTTCACGGCGAGCATGTCCGACTCGCCGAGCCAGATGTGGCCGGCTGTCCACAGGCTTTTCCACGCCTTCTTCCCAGACGCCTTCAGATGCGACGGCACCTTCGGCGCTGACGGCGGCCGGCCGATCTCCACAACCTGGGGGAGTTTCTGTTTTCCCGGGTTCCCGTTTCTCAGGCGAACCTCGAGCGGCTTCGCGGGTCTACCCACTCTTCACCACCACTACCCCCCCCTCCCCCGAGTTTCTCGGCAAAATACGGAACGCTGGGGGGACGCTGT